GTGTCGGCGATTCGGGAGAAGGTCAACATCTCCGAGCGCCGCGCCTGCCGGCTTGTCGGGCTTTCTCGCAGCGTGCTGCATTACGACGCGAAGCCGGACCCCGAGAATGAAGTGCTAGCGGCGCGTCTGGTGGAGTTGGCGCACGAACGTCGTCGATTCGGCTACCGCCGGCTGCACGCCCTAGTGGAACGCGAAGGCACGCACGCCAATCACAAGCGCATCTATCGCCTGTACCGTGAGGCAGGGTTGGCTGTGCGGCGCCGTCGCAAGCGCCACGGCGTCATGATTGAGCGCGAGCAACTGGCATTGCCGGGCGCACCCAACGAGGTGTGGTCAATCGATTTCGTGATGGATGCGCTTTCCAACGGCCGGCGCGTGAAGTGCCTGACCGTCGTCGACGACTTCACGAAAGAGGCTGTCGACATCGTCGTCGACCATGGCATCTCAGGCTTTTATGTCGCTCGGGCATTGGACCGTGCAGCTCGCTTCCGTGGCTATCCCAAGGCGGTGCGAACAGACCAGGGACCCGAATTCACGAGCCGCGCGCTTGACCAGTGGGCATATGCGAACGGCGTCACGCTGAAGTTGATTCAGGCGGGCAAGCCAACGCAAAATGCGTACATCGAATCGTTCAACGGCAAGTTCCGCGACGAATGCCTTAACGAGCACTGGTTCACGACGCTCGCGCACGCTCGAGTTGTCATCGCGGCATGGCGTCAGGACTACAACGAGCAAAGGCCGCATAGCGCACTGAACTACCTTGCGCCGTCAGAGTTTGCGGCGAAACATCGGGCAACCGCGGATGCTCCTGCCGCTTTCCAGGAGTTGGTTTAAAGGGACTTTGCTAGAAGCCCATTGGCCCTATTGAAGGGGGCAGGTCAGCGAGAACTGCCGATTCGTTTTCGCCGATACCGGCAACGAGCACGAGGCGACTTACGAATACGCCTTGGGCTACCTGCCCGAGGCGCTCGACATCGCTGTCGAAATCGTCGCCGCCGATTTCTCAGATGAGTTCGCAACCAAGCGGGCAAACCTTGCACGGCTGGCGGCCGGCGAGCCGGAATCTGCCGTGTATGGGAAACGCAAGTTTCAATATGCGTGGACGCCGGAAGCCGCCGCACGTGCGCTTGAACTGCTCCACCCCACCGGCAACCCGTACCTCGACATGTGCATGCTTAAGGGCGGATTCCCCTCGCGGAAGCGACAGTACTGCACCGAATACCTCAAGACCCAGCCACTTACCTCGTATGCGCTGAACATCATCGACGCTGGCCGTGCCGTTTGGTCTTGGCAAGGCGTGCGCATCGATGAGAGCCTGAGCCGCCGCGAGCGGCTACAGGGCACAGGTGCATGCGTGAAATCGTTCGAGGTAGTGGGCGGAGGCCTGTTCAACTACCGTCCGATTCTGCGCTGGACCGTGCGCGACGTGTTTCAAGCGCACGAACTGGCCGGAGTTAAGCCCAATCCGCTGTACACGCAGGGAATGACGCGAGTCGGCTGTATGCCATGCATCAATTGCAGCAAGGGCGAGCTGCGCGAGATCGCGCGGCGCTTCCCCGAGCACATTGAGCGGATCGCAGCGTGGGAAAAATTGGTATCGGATGTATGCCGCCACCGCTCGCCGGTGTCGTTCTTCCACATGGGGACACAGGGCCATTCCGGACAGGACACCACGATTCACGCCGTCGTCGAGTGGAGCAAGACCACGCGCGGCGGACGGCAGTACGACCTGTTGGATGATTTCGATGAACCGCTCGCGTGCTCGTCGGCTTACGGGCTATGCGAATAATCGAGTTCAAGCGCCTCGACGGCGCAAAGGGGGGGGTGATGCTAAAGACGCAACAATGCTCCGTCCCATGCCAGCGTACTACGTTCAATGGGCACCTCGACAGCGGGCCAGTTTTCAAACAAGCCAACGTCAAGCGCACGCTGAATAGCTCGGCGGCAACAGAGCTCTATCGACTGCCCTTCGGCATATCCTCTGGGCACTCCAATCGTCACCGGATGACTATCGGCAGCGCGTGGATCGTGTCGATAAATGAGGACGGCGCTGTCCTGCGCATATGCATTGAACGAACTCGTTTTGCCGTTTCCATCGGCCACAGAAAACCGGAATCGTTCTGCCTCCGGAAGTTCGTGATCAGGCATCTTGGTCTCCTTGAGTTGCTGATTGAACACCCATCATGTGGCGCAAAAATGTCATTTGCAAGGCGATTTTCTGCGATTTCTGTGGGTGTCAAGGAAACCTAAATTGCTCGTAACTAGAATGTTCAATATGTGTCACGGAACATGTTGCATCCCTGCAACTGGCCGCAGCATGACCACCCACTCGGCTACGGCCGAAGCACCGACGTCGTCAGAGAATGGGTTGCAATTGATCTATCACTTGGCGCATCTCGCGCTCAAGCCGTGCGAAGACGTCCGCCAACGAATGCTCAATGGGAAAGGTGAATGCCTGCCAACACCGAGGGCACATCACCGGCGCATCGAAAACGACAACGTCAGCGACCCAATGCTGAGCCTCGGGCTTGACCCGAAACTCCATGTTGAATCCCCGGTATCGGCAGCGCTGGCGTTCCATCCTAGCCTCCCCTTTTGCGGCGACTCTAGCACGGCCGTTCAGATGGCTGCCGTTCCGCCACGTTTGATCTCAGCAGGCCACCAGCCGGTGATCGATCGCCAACTGAACCTCCTCGATCAGCGCCGCCTGGATGACATCGAGTTCCTCGACCTTCGCCAGCTTGAGCTTCCTGGCACCAAAAGGCTCGATAAGCTCGACGCCGTCAAACGGCGTCACCTCGATGGTGACGTCCCACAGGGTTGCGCGCTCGCCGGTCTGGATGTCGACGGTGCAACCGCGATACACGAAGTTGAGGGAAGGCATAGGGGGCGCGGCGTCCGAGAGTGGCCGAGCAACCATGATAGTACGAACGAAATTCTACGAGTGACAGCGCGAAATTGGGGAATCGCAATATGAACGACTACCTCTCCATGCACGAACTCGCCGAGCTGATCGGCTGCAAACCGAACCAGCGCTCGGCAATGATGAAGTGGCTGGACGCCAACCGATGGCGCTACGTGGTCGACAGCCACGGACAGCCGAAGGTAGCTCGCGCCTACCGCGACAAGAAGATGGGCATCGCCCAAGAAACGGAAAAGAAAAAGCATGACGAAACGCCGAACCTCAAAGCCTTCGCCCACGCGTAGAGAGCGCACCAGCGTGCCGCGCCTATATAAGCGCACCGGCGTCAACAAGGTATCGTTTATCTACCTCTTCCCGGATGGACGCGGCGAAACGCTGGCAACCGCCCCTGTGGGCGATCGTTCGGCGATCAACGCGGCTGAGTCGAGCGCAAAACGCCGAGCCCTGGACATTCAGGCGGGGCAGATCGTTTCTGGATCCGTGGGCGACATGATCGACCGTTTCCAAAAGGACTATGACGGAAAGCACTATCGCGACCAGAGCAAGGACGGTATCGCCGTCCGAAAGTCACGGTACGCCAACCTCACGAAGTTCTTCGGACGCATGTCGCCTGCGTCGCTCAAGATGGTGCACGGGTATCAATACCTCGACGCTCGTGCCGCCGCCGGCGCACCGGCAAGTGCGAACAAAGACATGGCTGCGATGCAGACGATCTGCAATTACGCGGTTCGGTGGGGGATCATCGACGTCAATCCATTCGTAGGACTGATGCTGAACGAGACCGACGTCGTCCGGCGGGACGTAACGGGTAGCCAGGTGACGCGCTTCTATTTGTGGGCAGTCCGGCAAGACCTGCCGTTCAAGACGATGGGGTGTGCCGCTATGTTCGCCTACCTCACCGGCTTTCGCGCGGCCGAGGTAAGACCGTTTCATCGCTCGGGGATTCGCGATGACGGTGTGCTCGTCGAGAGCGCCAAACGCAAACGAGGCGAGGAAAAAATAATGAAGTTGCGCGCCTGGTCGCCGCGGCTAAGGCTGGTGGTGAAACGCGCCCAACAAGGGCGTCGCATCCCGGGAATGGCGCTTTTCGGAAACCGGAAGGGACAACCGTACACGCGCAGCGGTTGGGGCAGCGTTTGGCAGGACGCTCAGTTCGCCTGGATTGCTTCGTTCGATGAGGCGGTGCGCGCCGAGTGGAACGATCCTGAGCGACGAGCCGCGTATCTGATCACTGGCCATCCGGCGTATTTCACGCTGAACGACGGGCGTCCTGTCGCGATCACGGAAAAACTTGAGCGCCGAGAGGCAGACGTATTCGACTTCGCGGCTCACGCGGATCCGGGCACGACAATGCGCCACTACGATCGCAGACGCGTGAAAAAGGCGTCACCGACGAAGTGAGTAAATTGACAAATCTGGGATTTCGTTGACAACCGAAGTGGTTACTACCGGGGAAAACAAGGAATTTTGGGGTGACCGATGGGACTCGAACCCACGACGACTGGAATCACAATCCAGTCCCGCAACACGCTATTTGTATTTTAGATCAACACGTTACGAAAAAAACTTCGGAATAAATACGCATCATCTGCACACCATTTCATGCGGGTTTCCAGAGATGCGTTCCGAATTTCTTGCCCCTTCACTTCGGGTTCGGATACACGCGCAACCGCTTCGGTCTGTGCCCAGCGAACTCCAGCCTGATGAAGATCGAGCGCCCCTTCAAGAAATCCTGAGACCAATCGAAGTGACTTTCGTTCGAGCATACGACTACGCCCGTGTCATGGGGCCTAACTTGCATCGGAAAGTACTCAAAGGGATGCGCAACCTCCTGGTCTTTGCGCCATCGCCACCCCACTCCAAGTGAAACAGTCCACCATGTAAGAATCAATGGTCGCTGGGACAAATTGTGAACGTATATCGAATTTCCCTCCGACTCGTTCGACGAGAATGAATAAGTCACAGCAACCCTTGAGCGATCCCGCCACGTTTCATAGGCCTTCCATATCGCCAGAAGAAACGACAGAGCAAATCCCAACCAGGCTACTAACGAAGTCCCCTGCGACATTCCGTCTCCCCCTTCATTATTTGCTTTTCGGAGGGTACCCGATGAAGGGTACATTTTTCACTGTTTTTTTATACAGTGTTTGTGCTAGTTTACCTCCCTCACGAGCACCACGAGAGAGGCCGCCATGCGAGATCCACACACCACTAGATTCATCGTCGTCCCGTTCCGCAAAGGGAAAGGCGACGATCTGCTTCCCGTTGAAGTGCGGCCGGCCAGCACGAGCGCCGGCGCCGTGCGCGTCGCGCACTCAATGCGTGAGCGCCACGCCGGGGTGGCAGCCTACGAAGTTACCGTTGACCCGGAGACCGGCGCTATGGACTCGCCGAAGGTCCTATTCCTGCACGGCCGCGTGCCGATGCTCGACGAGTTCGCTTCGGCATAGCGAGGGGTCCGTGGTATGCCTCTCAGTCCTCGCCCTTCTGACCTGACCATCGATCAGTTGCGCAGTCTGTGGCTCACGCACAAGGATCCTGATCTGCGGCGCGCGATCGAAGAAGTTGCCTTTCGTCGCCTCGATGCGCAGCGGCGAGACAAAGTACTCGTGGAAGTGGAAAAGCTGTACGCCATCATCCACCAGGCGTGGCGCGAGGAAGTCGGTGACACGCTCATCGCGCTCGAGTGCCTTCGTGCCCTGCTTTCGGATCAGCGACAACGCCGAGGCGAGTTGCCGGGTATCCCGGGGGCGCCCAACCGATAGAAGATAGTTTTGGATATCATTTCTCTATTTTTGATAACTATGATTATCTTTTTGGCTCATGAACCGTTCGGTGCGGAAAGCGTCCAGTGCGACGCACCGCCCAAGCGGACGCCCCAGTACATGAGCCAGCGGCGCCAGGCCGGCACGCAGGTTGCGGCGGACGCTTCGCGCAGCACGCGGTCGGCCACTGCCCGGGTCACAAGCTTCGTCGTATAGAGCCAGTCATGCACGGCGGCGGCCTCGTTCGAGGTTCCGCCGGTGAGCCAGTAGACGACCGGCAGTCGCGGTACCGACGCGAGATCGGTGACGAAACCGCGCGGCACCGTGATCACCGCCCCCGCGACATCCGATTGATAGAGCAGGTCCGCCACCAGCCGCCACCGGCCGTCGTCGCAGCCGGCGGCATTCTCGATGACTAAGCGTGTCAGGAAGCGGCTCATTTCGCCGCGGCGCCAGTCGCGACATCTTGCGGCCACGCGGCGATCGCAGCCGCGAGCAAAATTTGCGCGGTCGTCACCCCCATCACGATTCGATCCTGATCCTGCAGCGACAGCGGCGACGCCTTCACGACGGTGATGATCGCCGGCAGCCCTGCGCTCGCGAGCGACTGAAGATTCACCGCATCGACGGTCGAGCCTGCAGAACAGACAGCGTTTACGACCGGCTGCGCCTCGGCGAGCGATTGCAGCGCGCCGTTGCTCATGCCGCTGACCTGCTGCAGCGAGGCAATCGCGACCTGGACCGGCGGGCAGACCCGGGCTGCGACTTGCGATGGGGAGGGGACGGACTGGGCTGTCGTCGAGCAGGCCGCGAGGGCGCACGAAAGCATGGCCGCGCACGCGGCCAACATGGCAAAACGCTTCATGGTGGATTCCTTACGGGGTGGAGAACTTGATGGCAGCGGCAGCCGCACTCGTCACAGCAGCCGAAATGCTGGAAGCAATGCCACCGCCGGCGGTGATCGGCGCGCTGGCCGACACGCCGGTCTCGGCGAAATCGAGGGTGAAGCCCTCGGGGGTATTGGTCACGCGCACGGTGACGGCGCCGACGTCCTTGCTGCTTGAGACAGATGCCTCGCAGCAGATCAGCCGGCCGGCCGAGTCATAAAACGGCCGCACTTCGTACGAGGCGTTGCCCGCGCACGCGGCAAGAAGCAGCGCGCCCAGGCATGCGAAGGGCGCCCGTATCACTGCGGCGTGCCGGGTGCTTCTGTGCTGCCACCCTGAACCTTCGTGGCCGCCCCGGCGTGCACGGCGCCAAGCGCCGCCAGCGCGGCACCGACCGCGGCGATGAAGCCGTCGGTGGGCGTCTTCCCGAACCAGGCGAACAATGCCCAGATGGCCAGCAAACCGCCGTAGCAAAGAACCTTCACGCGGATAGTCATTTCGTCGCTTCCTTATCGTGGTGGTGGATGATTTCCGTGGGTGTGAACTGGTAGCCCTCGACGGCGTACTTCTGCGCGACGAGCAACGGGAACGGCAGCATGTGAATACCCTCGCCCTTCCCTGTGTGGTGCTCTTTACAAAGCAACATCCCGTTGACGGTCATGTCATCGACGAATCGATACGGGTCGAACGGCTGGGCGGCCAGAAAGCCATCCCAATCGAATGCCTGCGCGATCGGGCCCCACACGCCGGCGCGGCAGTCTTCGGCCAATCGCGGCCATTCGATCATGTTTGCCGTGCTGCGCTCGATCGGATGGTGATGGGCCTCGAGCGGGTGCCCGCTGTCCTGCTCAGTGCCGCCGCAGACGAAGCACCTGCCGCGCTCTCGCTCGATCAGCGCGGCCCGCGTGTGCGTGAACAACGGTGTGGTGACGCGCGGATCGTGACCGGGCAGCAGCACGTCGACGGCGAGCGTCTCGCGTTCCTCATGGGTTTCGGTAACTGACATGGCATCACCCCCGGTCACCACGCATGAAACCGCCCGCCCGGCGCTTGAGCTGCAGTTCGATGAACTGCGCGCCGACCGTGCCGAGCACACTGCCGATACCGAGCAGCGCCAGCGGCGGGATATCCGGAATCTGGATCAGCACCACGCCAGCGATCATCGATGCGCCAGCGCCCAATATCGCGCGACCGATGATCAGTCGCCACGTCAAAACCTCGTCGCTCACGAGCAGTTTTCCGAGTCCCATAGCAGCTCCCAGCACCAGCAGGCCCAGAATCGTCCAGGCAGTCTTGTGGTCTTCCATTGATGGTTCCCCGGTTACGGTGCAATGACGCCACCCGCACGCCGATAGGCGTCGAGCAGAGAGTCGAGCGTGTTTTCGTGTTGTCCGTAGCCCGCGCCCGGCAGGCTCGCCCAGATGTTTCGGCACTTCGAAATCGCTGACTCGATCCTTCCGGCCTTGATGTCGGCCAGCGCGCCGCGCTCACGAATCTGCTGGATCGCGATCTTGTCCTGGTTGACGGGAGAGAAGTCCGGGAGCCCGAGTTGCTGCTTGTAGACGTCGAAGTAGCGCGACAGTAACTGATAGCGCCCCGCGGCTGTCGACCACACGTTGAAGCGCTTGATCCATACCGACTTGCGCGGATGGTCCGCATAGCTCGTGAACAGGCCACCGCCCACGATAACGTTGTAGCCGTCATCGGAACCCGCAATCCTAGACGTGAACTCCGACCAGGCGAGCATGTCGAGGAACGCGCAAACGTTCTGGCCACCCGCGGCGATGGGGTCAATTCGAGCCATGCTGATGCCCCCAAATAACGCGGTGCTTTACCTGCACCTGCCAGAATCCCCACAATGCGGCCGTCGCGACGGCCGTGTTGAGCACCACCTCGGGGGCGCTGTGGCACGCGTTGACGGAGCCGATATTCCCGAGCGATGCTGAGTTCACGAAGAACAGGACGACGGTGCCTAAGCTGCGCGTCGGCACCCGATGAGACAGGAGTGCCCATAGCGAGAGAGCGAAAAGCGCGCCGCTCGCGATCTGATTGATGATGGTGAGCATGCTTAGCTCCCAAGAATTTTCCTGCGGGCGGCGGCCAGCCACTCGGGAATTTGCTGCACCAGATTGCTGACAAGCGAAAGCCCAAAGACCGCCGCTGCCGCAATGGCCAGCATGTGCGTGATGCTTCCCGGAATGACCTCATATCTCTCGGCCACGAACCCGCCAACAAGGCAGCCAATACCGAGACTCGCTGCAAACGAGAGCCCGCGCTGCCACCAATTCCCCGGAATAAACTTCAGCGAAACGGCAGCCCCGAACGCCGCGGAGCCCCCGATCTTCACCAGCAACGTCGCTTGATCATCCGTCATCAAATATGTCCTTTTGAGCGCCCTCGCGCTCGTTTGAAACGAAAAAGCCGCCCAAAGGCGGCTTGCAATGATCGTGTACACGCAGATCAATGAGTGTTCGGTTACTCGATGTGCTGCGCGGGCGGTAGGTCCATGTACTCTTGAGCGGCGGCCGGCTGCTCATTGAAAAAGGCCACATAACGTGGGTCGCTCGTCTGCATTTCAACGATGTAGCGCCCCTCGAACAGCGGAGAGTCTGCGGGACGCCCCATCACGCAGAGCGCACGCGACTCCGAATCGTCAGAGAATTCGACCCATACGGTAGTTGCTGCCGACATTTGTCACCTCAGAAGGAATAGGACGTCGCGTTGATCTGGAAGGTCGGCGAACCTGCGCCATTTCCTCTCACACAAACGGTTTGCGGGATCACGATCGGCACGCGCGCGTTCGACGACGTGTTAGCGGCGCCATACTGTGTAACGTACGATGCTTGGCCAATTCCGTTCGTATCCCCCGCGACGTCAAAACCCATCGTCACTCCGGTCGATCCGTTGTTGTACGTGAAGATGAACCCTATGTCCTTGGCGTTGAGCGGGATTGCCGAAGCAACGGAATACCCGAGATACGACGCTGGATACGTCCCGATAGTCGCAGCAACTCTTGGCGGAAAGCTCACCGTACGGTCGCGGAGATTCGTCCCAGCAATGAATTGCCCCGAAGCGTTCGTAGGCAACACAGCAACGAGCGCCGAAGCGGTGTAACCGGCTGGGGGCGCTGCGCCCGCGTAGATCTCGGGCGCGATAGCGCTGGTGGCATTGACGATACGCCGGATGCTGGCCTTCGTCGTCGGGTTGTAGAGCTTGTAGAGCGCGACAAAGCCCGACACCGGCGCAGTGCCAGTGTCCATGTCCGTCGTCAGGTTGAACGTGTCCGAGACGCTCGCGAGGCTGTACCGCTGGCCACCGAGAGCCGTCTCGAGAATAACTTCGTCGGCCGTGAAAGTACCCGTCGTTCCGGCCGTCGGGATGTACATCTTCGCGTTGCGCGACGTGCCGACGACGCCCACCGACTGCGCAGAGACCGCCGTTTTCAGCATCGCGAGAAGCGTTGCCGTCGTTCCATCATCCACCGCGTTACTGCCTGTCAGATCGACAGAGAACTGCGCCAGAACCGCCGACATAATGCTGGCCTGTCGCAACACTTTGTTGACCTGTGCGGACAATGCCGTACCCGCAGTGAAGCCATTGGACAGAATCGCGGTCAGTGCTGCGTAGTCGGGTTGGCTCAGCACGTTCGCGCCCGAGCCTCCCGCGAAAGTCAGGAAATCGTTCGATGCCATATTGGGACTCGTGTTTGGTTCGCTCGCGAGCGCGAGCAGGAATGAGAAGCGAGAGGACGTGTTAAATCGGGGTTGCCCAGGCGCCGGTGTCAAATCCGGCCACGTAGCCGTTGTTCATGTCGAATCCGAATATCGGGGAACTGTCGACCGACGTGACGAGGTAGTAGTTGACTCGCACCGCCTGCGGCTTCAGGGGGATGTAGCCCCCCGATAGCAACGCGAGAAACAGGGCCGAAGGGATCTTCCCAGCGATGCCGATCGTAATCGACATGTCTTGGTTGTCCTGCATGAACACGTGCGTATCACCCGAGAAAATCTGGTCGAGAATCGGCTTCGAGCCAACGAGCGTTCCGTCCCAATGGTTCGCGCCGATCCGGGCGCGGATCAACAGCCTGAACGTTTCGTCGTCCAAGGACGTGACGCCGGTGTCCGGGTCGAACGGTCCTTTCCACACGCCCTGGTCGAACCCCAGACCGCCAGTGTCGAAGGAAAAATAGACACCAGTAAGCGGCGTAGCCACGTATCGCGAGACGCCTACCCACAAGCCAACGTCGTCAAGCTGCTTTCCTATCGCGGCGTCGAGATCGAAGCTTGCAGGCATGCCCCCGAGCGCATTCTGTCCGTCGACGAAGCATTGTGCGACCGCGGCAACCATCGCCGTGAAGCGCGGTTTGTCCGCGTGCTCCGATGTGATTTTCCCGGTGTAATCTGCGATGTCAGCCATATCAGACGGGTGTCATGGTTACGCTGGCGGGCGTGCACGTCGCAGCCTGATCAAACGCGAGCGGCACATCCGGGGTGCCTGCGCCGCCCGGGCCGTTCAGCGTCAGCGTTTTGATCTTGAATGTGTTCGCCCCGGGGACACTCTTCGCGGCCGCGATGCACGCATCCCATTCGACTACGCCGGGCGCACCACCGCCGATCGCCACCGAGTTGATGTAATCGGAAATCGCCTGCTGGACGGACTGACCGATTGCGGTCGTGAACCCAGCGAGCGCGGTGAACTGGACCACGGCGGAAACGGCTTGATTGGTTGGTCGGTAGAACCGTATGACGATCGGACGGCCGTAGATGTCGTTGACGGTGATCGCCGTGGTGCCGGTTGTACCGCCGCCGGGCCCTTTCTTCGCGGCAATGGCGTTCGCTATCGCAGTTGCGTCACCGCCCTCAACCACCAACGCGATCGAGTGCGCAGGCAAACCGTTCGCATCCGTCGCATCCGTGTCGTTCTCGTATCCTGCGTAGCGCGTCACACCAGCAACGTTGGCGACGGCGCCGATGGTGCCCTCGAAAACGGTCAGCGACGGAATGGCGGTCGACGTCTTCTGGCGCGCTCGCAGCGCCGCGTCCGTTTCAACCGGCGCACCCGGCGCGGCATCAGCCGGATTGGTCACCGTCTGCCACCCCAGCGAGGGCGTCATGATCTTGACGATGGTACCGGCGGGCGCCTCGATATCGCCGATCGTGGTGCAGGTCACCGTGACGGTGATCTCGCCTTCTGGGGGGATGGTGACAGACGCGGGCAACGCCCAGTTGAGCCTATTGGCGTCCTGTACCAGACCGTTTGTGATCGTCGTTCCCGCCTGCCCGACCACCAGCACGTCCGCCGTCGAATACGACGAGTCATGCCGCCGGATGCCGTTGATTTTCACGTTGCTCGAGAGCGCAGCGAATTGCGCAGTCGCCGGGCTGAAGCTGTTGTAAATGGCGATCGCGACACCGTTCGCGTCGTTGATCGCTGACGCGATGATCGCGAGGAACTGCCCGTCCTTGCTGTCCGGTTCGAGATAGGTATCGGCACCGAAAATGGCGCGGTACTGCGTCTGCAGATAGTCGAGGACGTCAGCATATGCCGGCGCGTGGATCCCGGTCGCGTCGATAGTCGGCGCAGTCGTGGTGATGGTCACAGCGTTTCCTGTATCGTCGTCGATCCGTAGATCGTGTTGATCGTCGCGGTGACGGCGAGCGCGCGCGAATCTGCGTCGAACTCGCTCGAATAGTCCGAAATCTCGACGACGCCTTGCGTGCCGAGAATGCACTGCTTGATGGCGCTATCGGCAGTGGCCTGCGTGTTTTTGCCGAGCACCTGCTTCCAGGGCATGCCGGCCGTCTTATCGAGGAACCATTCGCCCTGGATCAAGCGCAGGCGTGTGGAAACGGCCTGCGCCACCGCCTCGGGACTATTCACAAGGAATGCAGCCGCCCCGCCGAGGACGTAATCGCCGTCAGCGTCTTCTTTTCGGTATCGCATGCTCAATTCACCGTGCCAGAATTGCCCGAACCGGGTTGCACGTTGTTGTGGGTGTGAGTGTCGTCCACTCGCTTGCCGTTGGCGGTGATCTGGCCGATCACGTTCAAGATTCCGTTGAACACGGCCGCAGCGCCGCTCGCCGCGCTGCCGACCATGCCCCCGACGAACGTCAGCAGGCCCGTGATGGTGACCGCCTGAGAGAAGGTGGCCAGCGGCGCCACGACGTCGAACCCGCCGGGCGCCACAATCTTCACCTTCTGGGTCGACGGGTTGAGATCGATGAACGTCGCGCCGTCGTCGCTGCGCAGTTGCGCCGAGGCCGTGCTTACGCCTGCCAGCGCGCGGGGCCGCGAGCGGGTGCCCAGCAGCACGAAGCCATCTGACAGGTCGTGCATGCGCGTGTCGGCCTGTTCTTGCACGCCGCCCGACTGCCACCAGGCGTCGATGCAGCGCGAGCCGAAGACCACCAGGCATTCGTCGCCCCGCTTCACCGGGAACGTCAGAGTACAATTCCCACCGGCGGGGAACTGCACGGGACAGTCCACAAGCAGCGGCAGCGCGATCGACGTGACGGTACCGTCCGGCCCGCGGGCCCGCATCTGGATCGCAGGCTGCACCGAGCAGGTCATGGCCTGCGGATCGAACGACTGGATGATGCCCGGCAGGGCCGTCTGGACGTCGGACAGAACACTTCGAAGGGCAAGCAGCAACATCTGGTTGGGGTCGCCAACGCGCTCTTGTCGATTCATGGGGAGATTCGTGTGAAAAAGCTGATGTTTCTGATACTGGCTGCGACGTCCAGCGTTGCTGGCGCAAGCGAAGCCTATGTGTTTCCGCCGGGGCAGAATCAGGTTGGCGACATCGTTCCGCGCGAAAAACTCATTTACGTGCTGTACACAAAGGAGAAATGTGCGCTTCCGGTTATCCACGCGAGCGACATGCGCCGAGCTGACGTCTTCAATCGCGCCGAAGCGGACGTCGGCTGCTGGGGAAAAACTCTTTCCGGCGATCCCAACTCTGTCGTGATCGTTGACCGGTTCGGGAACGTCACGAACTCATCGACTTCATCTTTCGCCCTAGCCGACGTTGCACGCGACGGTAGCGCCAAGATCACACGCCCATCCGCGGGCATCTCGGATTTTCGAAAGCGCTTCCCCGGCGTGCGTTAGCCGTTGGTCTTCACGGCGCCAGGAACCGGACCTATCGCTCCGAACGTCGATCTGCGTTGCATCTCCTCGCTCGGGATCACCGTCGGGTCTGCGGAAATGCATATGAGGTCGGTGTACCAGTCATTTCCCCGCGTGTCGCCCTGATGTTCAGCCACCATCACGTAGTAGTAGCCGTTGGCGTCCAGCGGGTTCGTGACCTGTACGAAAGCATTTCGTGGCTGATCTGCGTTCGCCAGTCCGTACTCCAGTTGCTGCACCGACCCAGGCCTGAGTTCGATCAGCGTCCCGATTTTGTAATTCGGGTTGAGCAGCGTACGCACCTGCACGCCGTTCTGGGTTTGCACCGGCAGACCAACCATTCCAGTGTCTGAATTTACGACCTGAATTTCCGCGGGCATGTAGCTCGATTCTGGTACGACCTGAAGTTTTCCGTCCTGAATGGACCAAGTCGTTTCTGTGTTTCGAGCAGTGCATGCCAGCACGTCCCGCGCCATCCCGAACATCACCTTGCCGCGCGGCAGCGGATTCGATTGCAGCCCCGCCGTGTACCCGACCCCCACACCGTGCTTCGCCATAGACTGCGCGGCAACATTGAAATGATCCTGGGCAGTCGATCCAGCCGCCAGCGTCGTGCTCACGATCGCGAAGTTGTACGCCGCGTCGCCATCGGCTGCCGTGATGTCGAGGTGCGTATCGACCTGGCTGGTGCGCCCTCGCCGGGTTTGAACGACGGTCCCGTCGAAGATCAGCCCGAAATTCCCCCCATACCCGGCTTGTAGCACGACGCGTTTGAACTCCTTCTGCACGCGGGCCATCGTGTCCGGATTCATGTTGTAGACCCGGATGCGCGCCGAGTTCGGCGTTTGGAAATCGCCGCGCTTCACCACGAATGAGAAGCGCAGCTCGGACAGGTCGAGCGCGTCGCCGGCGTTCTCGCCGATGATGAGCGACGCCTTGCGTAGGTATTGATCGGTCATCAGTCGGTCACCCAGAAGACATGCGACCCAGCGCCGAGGTCGTCGAACGTTGGGACATTGTCAGGGTCGTCAGCACCCTGGACCCAGATTCGGCCGCCCAGGCCAAGGTAGCTGTACTGCTCGAGCAGGTCAGCGCCGGTCACCAGAGGTATGCCCCCGATGATCGGCGCGCCGGACGAGTCTGCGATGTCGAGCACCCAGCCGGCACCACCAGCCGCGCGATACTGCACCGTTAGGGTGTACTCGACGCCTGATAGCGTGATGCGGAACGCCTGCGGCGTGGGCGAGAACGGGATTTCGTAGTAGCTGGCCATGTCATTGCGGCGTGACCGACCCGCCGGGCGCCGGCGTGGCCGGCACCGCTTGCTTCGAGCCGGTGTTCTGTGTCTCGGCGGTGCGCGACGGATCCGCCTGGTCGTCCCGAGGCGGAAGCCTCGTCGCCTTGGTCTGAACGATACGAATCTGCCGCAGCGTCGCCGTGAGCATCAGCGCGCCGCTCGTTTTCGCGTCGTGCACGACTCGCAGCCCCTGCAGCAGAACGTTCGAGTACTTCCGGCGCGACGTCACCGCGTCAAACCGAACGCGTGACTCCTGCAGCTTGAGCAGTTGCGAATACACCGCATCGATGTATTCGGACTGCGTGGTGCTGCCGAATTCGTCGAAGTCCACCACGGGCGAGCTCAGCAATGCCGCGTAGTCGGCGTTCGACCAGCCGCACTTCAGCACCACGTCGGGCTGCCGCTTGTAGGCGTGGTCCGTGATGGCTGCGCCCTGCTCCACTGGGTGTTCGGTGATCTGCAACTCGTCGTTGTAAACCTCTTCGATCGTCACACCGATGCGGATCGTGTCCAGCATCTTCGGGATGATCATCATCACGTCGAAGCCAATGGTGCTCATGACAGCGCGCCCTGCAAGTTTCGAGTGAGTTCCTGGTTCACGCCGACCTGCTCGTCGCGCACCGCGCGGCCGGCAGCCTGGGGATCATTCACGCCCGTTACGGTGATGTTGGTCTGGTTCGTCTGCGCGACGCTAATCTGGCGCGATCCGCCGCCGGACGCCCCAAGGATGGCTTCCGGTGTGAACGGATTGCGGCCGTTCTCGTGCCGCGTAATCTCCGCCGTCAGCCCAGCGATGACCTTCGGGTCATTCATGTTCAGCGCCTGGTCTTCGCCCACCCCAAGCCGCTTGGCCACAGCCCCGACATACGCGCCGGTGTCGTTCTCGCTCGGCGGTGCCCACCGGTTGATAACCCCGCGTACCGTGTTCAATCCGCGCCGCGCGTAGCTGCGCAGCAGCTCGCCCAGCGCCCGAAGACCGTCTTCGGCCGTCTGGAAGATGGCGAAGCCGCCCGAGTCCTTGCCGATTGCGCCTTGATCCTGTGCGAACTTCCCGTACCGAATATTTCCCGGGTTGTTGTTGCGCAAGCCCCGCGGTAGCGATTTGTCTTGCCCGGGTACAGCGCCGCCTGGCGGCGGAACGTTCGACGTCGTGCCGTCGGCGTTGGTGATGGTCATTCCGCGTTTGCGGCGCTCCGCCAGGTCTTCCGGCTCACCCTTATTCAGCCCCTCGCTATGGAACATCAAGCCGAGAGCGCCGCCGATGCGCGCGAGCGGCGCGAACCGGCTCAGCAAGCCAGCGATACCTGCCCCAATGCCGCCGCCAGCAGCAGCCCCACCTGCGCCGGCCGCCGCGCCCGCCGCCGTGGCGGCACCGCCGAGCGCCCTCAGAGCGGTGACCATCTTCCAGATACCGCCAATCAGTTGGAAGCCGCCGAGAATCTTGAAGATTGCGATGGCGCCGATGATCTTTGTCGACCAGCCGTCGGTAGACTTGTCGAGGTCGACGAACAGGTCGATCACCTTGGCGAGCACCGGGCCGATGGCTTCCGCCGCCGCGATGATCGCGAGCGCGATATCGCCGACGCGCTGCTCAATCACCGGCCCGTTTCGCTCGAACCACTTCTGGAACTCGGTCAACTTCGGCCCGAGACGCTGCACCAGACTGCTTTCGAGCCTGGCAGTGAAGCCGTCCCAGACCGCCCCCAGGTCGCGCAAGGCGACCATGAACTTGTGCGAGTCGCTGGCCGCCTTGTCGAAGCCGGTCTTCGCGGCCATCTCGCGATACTGCTGCAGATACTTCGAGAACTCACCGCTGCGCATGGCCAGCAGCAGATTCTCGTCGATTCCGAGCAGGTTGCCGTACTGGCTCGCGAGAAACGTTGGCTTTTTGGCGAGCTCACTGCCCAGGTCGGCCATGATGTCGACCGTGTCACGCAATTCACCGTTGGCGTTGCGCGTCTGGACACCGAGGCTTGCGATGTAGCTCTCGCCCGCCGGGTTGTTGCGCATGAAGCGCGCGAGCGCTTCCACACTTCCCCGGGCCGTCTCGGCGGATATGCCCAGGTTCTTCGCCGAGAACTCGACCGCCTTCAGGCTGGTGACCGTGGCGCCGGTCCGCTGGGAAACGAAGTACAGGCCTTCAAGCTTCGAGGCGAATGCGGCTACGCCAACGCCAATGGCAATCGCTGCTCCCTCGATCGTGGCCACCATGCGGACCACGCTCTTCGTCGCATCTTCGACACCACCCTTGAATTTCTTCAAGCCCTTCTCATCGACCTTGTATCCCAGGGCGACGAGGAATTCTCGAATGATCGTGGGCTCAGACATGCTAGTTCTCTCGCAGGCGCTCGGCCAGCGCGCGGTTATCGGCGCGCACAGACAGTGCGTCGTTCATCAGGGCTACGTCGTGCAGCCCGAGAACTCCGTCGAGCAGCGACTCGTACTTGCACATGCCGGCGAGCACAGGCGCCAGTAGCCAGTCCTCGCCGTCCGGCAGCCGCGCCCACGCTACGCCATCGTCGAAGGGTGACTCGCGGGGCTGGTAAGCCACCCGGCAATAAAAGGGCCGAGGCTATCGGCAATCACCTTCACGGAAAGCTCGATCATGGTTGCGAGGTCGATGTCCTCGTAAGTCGGCTGCTTGGCAGCCGGCGCCCAGATCGAGAACCAGGAATTCCCCTGAAAGCGCTGCACCACCGACAGGCACTCGCCGATCACATACTCCGCCTGGTCGTCCGGAAGGCTCGCCAGACCGTCCGCAAACGGCTGCAGCAACTGGGGCCGCGACAGGATGCCGCTGCCATCCGCGACCGCGGCTTCCGGTGCCGTGCCGCCAACCAGCGGGGCATCGGCTGCCGCTTGAACCGGGGCCATTCCCTTCGGCGAGGCCAGTTCCAGCATGATCGGCAGAAGCGCCGGCACCAGCGGCGCAATCTTGCGCGAGACGTGCAATTGCTTCATTGCCGAGAGCTTGCCGATGCGGTACTTGATACCGCGGATCTCGAGATCAATTGCCATCAGTAAGTCCCCAGCATCGAGTCGATCTTGCCCGCGTGGAAGGTCCATTCCATCATCGCACCTGCCTTGTCGTACACAACACGCGGCTTGCGAGCGAACGCACAATCTCGACCGACGTGCAGGTCACCTGCCGCCGAGTTCGACACCGTGATGATGTTCTTCCCGTGAAGCGAACTGCTCAACGTTTGAGCGTCATAGGCGGCCTGCAGCAGAGCATTCTGCGGGCTGGTCTTGAGCAGACGCACAGTGATCGTTCCCGACTTGTCTGCGTGCAGCGCGTGCATGACCTCACCGTCTGCGCCCACCGTCATGGTGTTCTTGTCGCCGGTGGCCTCGATGGTGATGCCCTCTTCCGAGGCTGCCGAGCCTGCGCCGATCGAGAATGCCGCGCCCGGGCCAACGATGTTGGCCTGGACGTCTTGAAAGCTGTAAGTTGCCATTCGAGGCCCCTGTTATCGGTTGACGTTGACGAGAATGTCGGCGGAATGGATTGCTCCCGCTTCCTTCGCGGCGATCTGGAACGGCACCGACTTGCGTGCCTCGCGATCGGACTGCGCCTGCGTGGCGATTGGCGGCGTGTAGACGTAGTAGCCCTTCGCCAACGTATCGCCCTGCTTCAGCGCACCGAAGCCGGCGGAATTCCAGACGCCCGGGGCGAGATAGCCGTTGTTCACCGCTGCAGCGCAAGCGGACTCGATCACCGTGGCGATCAGCGCGTTACCGGCGTCGGTCTGCGGGATCTTCGTCGGGCTTTGATACAGCAGGTTGTAGATGTCGGTCTGGATACGGTTCTGGAACCAGATCGAGTTGTACACCGAGTCGATGAAGATGCCGCTCGGCGTTACACCGTTCTGCAGGATCGCCGTCCCGTTGGCGTAGTTGACATACACATTCCCGTTCTTCGCCTCGATCGCGTTCGCCTGGCTCGTGGTCAAAGTCTCGGCGATCACCCCCGGTTCCTGCTTGAACATCAGCGTGATCGTCGTCGAATTCCCATTGAAATTGACGGTGAGCAGCCGACCGAGCGCCGAAACGGCGGTGTACGGGCTGGACGACGAGTACTGCGCGAAGCTGTACTTGAACTTCAGCGCCTGGAATCGGCTGAGCAGGTCCGTCGTGACCGTGGCATCAAGCGACTGCGGGTTCTCGGTCGTGGCCGCGTAGATGTGCTTCTGGTCCGCTTCGATCATCTGCGCAACGGCGACATGCTGGTCGTCGGTGACGGCGGCGTCAGCGATCGCGAGGCCGACAAACTGGTTTGCGAAGCGATCGAGGAAGATTGCGACCGCATCCGTCGGCGACTCGGCAGCGATTCCCGGCGCCGGCGTTCCGGCAAGACCCGACGTCAGGCCGAGCTGCGCGGAAATGTCGGTACCGCTCGCCGGCGCCACGGCATAGCCGATGCTGGACGTGGCGCCCGTGCTGTTCGACGTGACAACGAACTGAGAGCCGTTCCACGCGCAGCTCGCGCCAGTGAGAGCGCCGTTGATCACGGTCGCGACACCATTCAGGTTGGTCTGCGCCGAGAAGTCCAACCCTGATACAGATTTCGTGGTGCCGTCGATGGGGATCTTGAACGCGCCCGCAGTGACCGTCGTCCAGTTGGTCATTGCCTGCTGCGCGGCCGACAGTGCGCCGCCACGCAGAACGCCCGACGTGGCCGTCTTTGCCCACCGGCCAATGCTAAGCGTTTGGGGCTGCGGAACCTGGTTGAAATGCAACTGAGCGGCGAGATACTCGGGCGCGAGCGTGCCGAAATCGGCCGCCACTTCGTCGATCCCTCCATAGGTGCGCATCCGTTCGCCTGTGTCGATCACGGCAGACGCCCCCAAAATCAGCGCGTTGTTCAGGTTCGCACCCTGGGCCGCCAGCGGCGACATGTTGATCGAGACGTTGATCAGCCGCGATACCGGCAATCCATTGGACATGGTGATCCTCTACGTTGGTGAAGTTGGTGTTTCAGGGCTGATCCGTCGTGGTCGACGTTTGAGCAGACTCGAGATTGAGCACGCGGTAGGTGCGTGTGATCTTGCGGCGCAGGAAGACGCTGATGTCATATCGCCGCCTGACTTGCCGGTTGACCACGTCGGGGGCGCCAACAATGCTGGACGTGCCGATGAGGCCGAAATCGTTGAGCTGCAACTGCTCGCGGTTTTGTGGTACGTACAGGCCATCGCGCAAGACGCGCGCATATTCGCCGGCGTTCGGGCCGTAGAACTGGCATTTGACCTCGATGTCCTCGTGCCGAAGGTATGTGTCGCTGCCGTCGTCTGCGGGCTGGTGGATGAGCCCTGCGTTTGCGTCCGGCTGGAAGTCGGCAACGGTGAATCCGCACCAGTTCGTCCCAGGCTCGGGAATTTTGGGCGCCACGGGTTGCGGGTATGGCCGGACAAATGCCCCGTCCAGCGACGTGACGCCCGCGATCATGGTTTGCAGGAAATCCTCGAGCGCGGAATCCTCGATCGGCGGCGTCGACTGCACAGGGGACAGGAAGCCACCGGTCGAGCTGTCGTTCATGGGTTACCCCGAAAGCGGTTTGAGGTCGCACGTGGCGCAGACGAAGCCGCGCCCGAAATGCGAGTAGTCGTTGACGTTGACGACCGTGTACACGCGTCCCTGCCAGGTGACCTCGTCGGCGTCAAAGCCGGCGCTGCCATCGATCAGGCGGAACGTCGTGTGGATGGTGATGGACCCGATGATCCTCGAGCCGTCGGCGTTCCGGTGCAAGATGTCGCCCTTATCACTCGTGACCACGCCCGAGAATGGCTGCGTGGTCGGCGCATTGGTTGCGCGTCCCTTGGCATCGACCGACTGGGCGTTGCGCGACACAGACAGGCCCGTGTCCATGAAATCCGGGTCGAACAGGACGTCGGTGACGTCGAGAAAAGCCATGTCTTACCTCGGCAACAAAAAAACCCGCCGAAGCGGGTTTTTGGGGTGGGCGGCCGGTGCTGATCTCCGGCATTACTTCCACAACTTGGTCCGCCACCATCTCTGGTTTTGTACGGCCTGGAAGCCATCCGACAAGTCGGATTTCGCGCGCATCAGCCTGCGCATTCGCCCGAACTGATTCTATCGCGCCCTCTTACGACGCACAAACGTAATTGCGTTGCGCAACTGGCCGGTGTTGATCAGCGGGATGATGCCGGCGGCCGACTGAATCTCGGCCAGACTCATGCCGGCGGCCTGCGCGCCAGCGTCGACCATGTCGAGGTACGCCTGTTCACCCTTGCGACGAGTGGCCGTCCCGCGCTGCCGCGCGCGATCGCGTATCGTGCCCGGCTTGAGCGCCGGCGGAATGTTGCTGCTGAGCTTGGCTTTCACCGTGCTGGCGCCCAGCAACCCGACTCGGTCCATCCTCTGAAGCGCCAGATCCCGCTTGCCGTCTAGCGCCAGCCCGGCGGCGCCACCAAGTTCCTTGGCAGCGCGGTCCTGAATGCTCTTTACGCCGGGCACGAGAAACGGGCGGGCCGGAATGTTATTGGCAGCCGACCCGTTCTCTTGTACGTACCCGATTTCGGCATTGTTGATCGGCCCGGCCTCGCCGTCCTTGCGCTCTGCGGTGGACGCCGGGATGCCGACGAGGACTTCCTCGTTGACCAGATCGGCGATGGACTTGAGCACGTCGTCCAGACGATCGACGGGCATTTTGAATGGCATGGTGAGATCCCGGCAGATCGCCGGGACGAGCGTCAGAGTTGCAAGCCGCCGGCGCCCATCATCTGAGCGAGTTTGAGGTAGCGAATGCCGTACTTCGACATATTCCAGAATCCGGCGCCGTCGATCGTTACCGACTTCGTGTCGTAGCCGACGCTGACCTTGTCGACGGACTTCGACGCCGTAGCCCCTTTGACTTCGCCCGGCGTGCCGCCGGCCGTGGCAACGGTCTGGTCCTGACTGGCGATCACCAGGTGATGCGCGGTCACCAAACAGACGCCCTGATCAGTCAGGACGTCCCAGCGGTCGGCGTTGACGAGCGACACCGCGACGGTCATCCAGAACTGGACCTGGCTGTCGGGATACTTCGTCTTATCGTCGAACTCGGGAAAGTACGTGCGGAACTGATCAGGTGTCATAGGCGGAAGGATGATGCCCGGTGAAGGGCATCATACCCCTCACTTCTTGGCGGGGGGAGCGGACTTGGCAGCCGCTGCTGCCTCGACCGCGGCCTGCTCGGCGGCCTTCTCGCGGGCCGCTACCGCTTCCTCACGCTTCGCCAGATCAGCGTCTCGTGCATCGGCGGCCTTCTCGCGGGCAGTGAGCGCTTTCTCTCGCTGCTCGAGGTCGGCCAGCAGTTCCTCAGCTGCGGCTTCCGCCTCGCTCGGCGGCTCGGGTTCGCCGATGTGGGCCTTGGCGTACCAATGTTCGGCGACGTCCGCGCCCACCGTATGTGGGCCGACGGGGAAATGCTGCTGTTCCCCGCCACGGTTCAAGGTGAACGCCTTCTTGACGTAGATTTTCGGCATGTCTTATCCCCTTAGATGCCGTCGCGGTAGGCAACGGTCTCGGGGTACACCACCTCGACCACGCCCAGACGACCGTAGTACGTCACAAGCTGGCGGATGTCGCGATATTCCAGCGGCGTGCGTTGCAGCGGGACCATCGGGAAACGGATCTTATCCTGTTCCTTCGTGTACGCCACCATCCGGTTTGCACCAGCGGTTCCACGACCGGTGAGCCATTTCGACGGCACGATGTCGAGCGGCCGACCGTTCTGCGCGTTCGTAAGGCTGTTCTCGCGCAGGAAGTTCAGGATGCTGATGTTGCCTGCGTCGGCCACCTTGCGCGAGACGAGTCGCGCGAAATTGGTCGGGTCGATCAACAGGCGTTGCGGACAGATTGCGAAGCCCGAAGCCGCCCAGGTCGAATTCAACAGTTCGTTGACGTCGTCGAGGATCTGATCCGGCGTCGCAGTGGCCCAGTTGCCCGTCTGGGCATTCGTCACGTTCGAAACGCTGACATGGTTCACCAGTCCGGTGACGCCCAGCACGCCATCGCCGATGTACACCTGCTCATCGACGTCCATGTTGTGCTTGAGCTGCATGCCAGTGTACTTCTGCTGGTCGACGGGGCGTCCCAGCTTCTGTGCCGATTCCAGTTCCGGAATCGTCCAGCCGAGCTGCATGCCCCACAGCGTCAACGGGTTGGCCGTCTTCCCGATGTCCAGTGCGATACCGGCGATGGCGCTCGCATCCTTGCCGATCCACGACTTGCCGTTCGGCGACGCACCGCCAGCGGCGGCGAACGACGAGTTCGTGAACGACGACGTTTCATCGGCAATCGACACGTCCTCGCGCAGATCGATGTCGCGCGACCACGTGACCGAAGCCAGGGGGCCGTGCAGCGTCGGGTCGAGGCGTTCCAGTTCGCCGATCAGGAACGCACCGGTGCTGTCGATGGTCTGCGCGTCGTACGTCTGAAGGCCGTCGCGCGTGCGGGCACGGATGATGCCCGGTGCGCGCGCGATGGCGATACCGGCGGCCGAGGCCAGCAGGGTCTTGTGATGAGTGGTCATTGCCGTCCTCGTCAGATGTTGTATTCGATTTCGACGTTGCCGTTGGCATCGCCCGCGTTTTTGAACTTCGCGGTCGGAATGACGACCGTGTTCGTGCTGTCGGCCGCCGCTTCGATACCGCCAATCGGCTTGCCAGCGGCCGCTGCCGCTACTCGCACGTACACCGCGCCACCGTCGGCCGGCGCGCCTGCGTTGTTGCGCACCGTCATGTAGCCGCGACGCATCAAGTCGCCGATGCCGCTGGTCGGCGGGGTGGACGTACCCTGCGGTTCGGAACCGGCACCGCCAGTCGTCGGGTACGGGCGCACCAGAAAGCCGACGATCAGGTCGGCGGTGTCACCGGCAGCGAGCGGGCGCATCTTGCCGCCGACCTTCTTGGCGGGAATGCCATACGAAGCGAACGGATTCGCCGAATCGAACGTTGCCGGTTCGATGGTCGACTGCGACGGGCGCGAGACGTCGCCCTGGATGCCCGAAGGCATGCGATACAGAATTGCGTTGCCCATTTGTCGGGACTCCCTTTACGAGGCGGAACCTTGGCGGTCCCAGAACTTGCGGTTTTCGGCGTTGATGTCGGCGACGGATTTGCGCGTGCCGAAATCGCGCGTGGTGACCTTGCTTGCGCCGGCGCCGCTGTTGTTGCGTGCCTTCATGAGTTCTGCGGCGCCGGTGAACGCGGCGTGCACACTTGCCATCGGCATCGCGTCGAAGTCGGCAGTCCGACCGCCCAGGAACGGATCGATCGCGGCCTTGCCGGCTTCGGTCTGGTAGGCGTTGTCGAGCGCCTTCCGTTGGCACTTGCACAGCGCCGCAGCGCGGTCCTTGGTGCTCATCTTCGCGTCGAGCGTCGGCAGTTTGATGCCAGGCGACAGGATCTCGGCGCGCGCCATAATGTGGGCAGCGGCGTCACCCGTGAAGATCTCGACGCCCTCTTCGCTGGTCTTCTTGGCCGGTACCGCTTCGGTCAGATCGCCGTCGCCGTCACCGGTCTGGGAGCCGTCATCGTCATCCTCATCGTCGTCATCTTGCGCGGCAGCCTTCTTCAGTTCCTGAATATCCGCGTCCATCGCCTTCAGGCGCTTGAGGATCTGCCCGAGCGCGTCGCCGGTCTTGCCGTCCTTCTCGGCGGCTTCGCGCTTCTTGCGCTCTTCCTCCGTCTCGGACTCGTCTTCGTCGGCCGTCTGGCCCTCTTCGAGGGCTTCTTCGAGGGCCTCGGCATCCTGCGCCTTGAACGCGGTACGCACTCGATCGAGCCAGGTGCGCTTCTTCGCGGGCTTGCTGTCTTTCGTCTTCATCTCGGGTTCCTTATCGCCGATCGCGCAACGCGGGCCACAACGGCCACGCGGGACGATGGCTACGTGGTTGACAACGATGTTCCGCTGAACCCCGCGGCCGGGTGATACCTGCTCGTAGTCAGCCTCGTAGCCGAGACTGACCTCTTCGATTTCGTCTTCCTGCACCGCCTTGATGGCGTCCGCGGCAGTAATCAGCAGGTCGCACAGGATCAGGTCGGATTGCTCGCCGGTGCCCTGCCGGACATTCATCATCGAACCCTTGGCCAGTTCGCTGAAGTTCGCGGGATTCACGAACTCATCGGGGTGATCGACCGTCACGGGCTTGCCGACGCAACTTGCCAACGTCTCAGGCCGAAACACCTCGTCAGGTTCTCGGCTGATGCGGACCAGGCCATCGAGACCAGCCTCGACGGGCACCTCACCCTGCACGTATTCCATAACGCCAGTGCGCGCCACGGGGACGTCCTCGCACAGCAGGAAGCCCTCGGGGGTCAGCGAGCGCTTCGGGCCCAGCTTCTGGGTGGTGTAGAAGCGCATTTAGAAAACCTCTTTCGGTTGCGGTACGCGCGGCATTGGCGGCAGCGGTAAGGGATGGTGCACCGGCTCGACCAGCGTTATGTCGCAGGCCGCATAGCGGCGGAGTCGAAACGCACCGAATTGCAGCTCGATAGTCAGCCACGTGATTTCGGTGATCCGCGCCTTTCTCAGACGGGTTTCACCTGGCAACCGGACGTACCAGACCGCGCCAGCGCGCGCCTTGGGAAGTACACGGGCCATATCAATCCTCTGGAATCACTGGTTCCGGGTAGCACCGGCAGTTTGGGAACTGCCCAGCGTGGCCGGTCATCTTGTCGAGCGTTGGCGGTGAATCCCACCGAACGTATTTGCCATTCATCTCGGCGTGCGAGTGCCGGACGTCGCCATCGCCCGCCGTGCGCCAGATGTAGCCCTCGGAACCGACGTGATGCGCGCGCGCCTGCGTCAGCGTCGACGCACTGCGGGCCACTTCCGTCCGCGCGATCAGGTCGGCGCGGCTCTTGGCCACGTCGCCCGATCGTTGGATCTCTGCCGAAATTTCACGCGCGCGCGTGCCGTTCTCCAAGCCTTCGATCGTGAGTCGGTGCACGCGCTGCGCCGCGTCGAGCGGAATCGACTTGATCAGCGTCACCTGCTCGGCCATGAGCACACGCATTGCCTCGCCGGTAGGCGCCGAGCGCAACTCGATCTTGAGGGCGCGCGACATTTCTTCAGCGTGCTCGGCCCACGCCTGGGCGTCGCGCCGGTTCACGTCTTCCAGCATCGCGGCGGCGGTACGTTCTGCCCAGGGTGTCAGGGCCTCGGCATATCGACGCAGCAGCTGTTTGATCGTGGGGACGTACTCAGGATCGCCAGCGGGAAAGCCATTGACCAAATCGCCCACCTGCTTGGCGATCTTTCGTAGCTGGGTTCGATACCGCCCCTCGGCCGCCCTTGCCTTCACCGGATTGCGGCGGCTCTTCCGAGTCCGGTCGGCTGTTCGGGTCTGCTGCATCGTCGGGTAGGTTCCGTTCCGCAGGCGGCGGTGGTTCATCGTCTGCGTCTGCGATTTGCTCGTCGGTGATGCTGGTACCAACACCGGTGGCATGCGACGACGCTCGGATTTCCTTCATTCCGCCAGCTTGGGTCATGAGGCCAGCGTCCACGGCCTCAACGACCGCGCCGATAACCTTGGCGGCCGTTTCGGCCTTTTCCGGCGCCGTCATCTGCCACAGCGGGCGGAATTCCCACGAGAAGCCCTCGGGTGGTTCCGTCCCGAGCTCGGACCGGATAAGCACGTCGAGCAGGCGCGTGATCGGATTGCGCAGCTTTCGCTCTTGCTGCTGCGCGATGCCGTCGTAGTAGTTGCGCAGGTCGGACTCGCCCGTGGCACTCAGGCCTGCTGGCGATTGGCCGAACAGACGAACCAGCGGGATCTGCGTGGCGCCAGACAACTGCTGCCCGAACTGCAGCAGCACGTTGTCCAGGCCGGAAAAGCTGTATTGGTCGACCTGCATTTCGTCTTTCGTGTCGACGAGCGAAATGCCCTCATTCGACTGAAAGCGCCGGATCATGTCGACGTTCTTGATCAAGCCTTCCAGAGCAGGGCCACCGGCTGCAATGATTTCGCGCAGCCCCTCGACCTTGTATGTGCGCAGATGGGCCTTGTAGACCAACTGCGCCGCGCCCGCCGTCGTGCTATCGAATGCGACCAGACGGTCGATAAGCCGCTCGATGACGGATTGACCCCAGAGGTTCTCCGCGATCTTCTGCCAGTAAGGCAGCTCGACGCCGTCCATGCGAAGCACGCGACTGTAATGGATGCGCTGCCGCGTCAACGCCATGCTGTCGGCCACGACGTCGTAGTACTTCGGCATGCCCATGTCTGGCCCGAGCTCGGTCACCAGATCGTTGAGCGATGGTTGCACCAGCCAACGGTCGAGCACGTACAGGCCCTTGAACTGACCGGGCGCAATGCGGTCCGGCCGCAGTGGCGTACTGACGTCTTGCCCGTCGATCAGCATGACCGCAATGGCGCCCCCATACAGACGAGACCACTTGCCAGTTTCGTTCACGCGATCCCACAGGGACATACGCTCGATCGCGTTATTCAGCTTGTCCTTGTCGTCCGGATCAAGCTGCGAGCCGATTTCGATGCCGGCGCGCGTCATATCGTCGGCAACGGTGTCGACCATCGCGCCAACAATCCACGAGGATCGGTACATTGCCTCCATCTGCACGCGATTGCGCGAGATGAAGTCGAAGCCGTACGTGTACTGCGACGCCTGGTTGCTCGTCCCCAGGCCGACACGTGCTTCGAAGTTCTGAAACGAGTCGCCCGAAGCCCACCGCTTTCCGCTTTGAGCCTGTCGCATGGCGTGCACGGGCACGGCCGCGACAGGCGCGCGGGCCAGCTTTCGATCCTTTCGTTTCATGAGGCCAGTCTTTCCCAGGTGCTGAGTACTCGGCCACTGGCCAGTAGGTCATTGATCGCGTCGACCATCGGGTCGATCTGATCGTCGTGTGCGTGCGTGTCGTCTGGCGTGAAGGCGTCGCATTCCTGCGTGAAGTCACTCACCCAAGGTGCGTCATTCGGCACCAAGACGTAGCCGGAATCGATGTAGCTCACCACGTCCATGACGCGTGTCAGCTTGTCGCGATCGCGCTCGATCCCCTCGATAGGGATGCCACCGCTTTCCCTAATGTCCTGAATCAGGCCCGTGCCGCTCGCCTTATCTTCGACGCGCATCTTCGTGAGCGCGGCGCCGTGCGGCATGCCCATCGGAAGATGCTTGTTCCAGAAGTCGATCGCGCGACGCCGCAGTTCGGGGGCTTCCCACTTTCCACGGATCTGGTCGATCAGGTAAATGCGGCCATTCTTGCCGAGGCCCCAGCACTGGAACACGCTGTAGTCGTTTCGCTCGGCCGTCTTCTGCGCCGTGTCGGCGAAGATCATCCGCTTGACCAGGTCAGGCAGGACGTCGTATCGGCCGAAGTTGGCGCTCTTGATGATGCCGCCGCCCAGCGGGGATGGGCGTTGCATGTACTGGCCGCTGAACACGTACCGGTCGGCCTTCTCGCTGGCGAGTAGGTCTTCGAGCGGTTCCTTGTAAGGCCAGTAGCTGAACCGCCCGTCGTCGTCGCGATCGTCGACTTCGACCATCTCGCGCACGCGCGCGGGCAGACGCTCGACGTACTCGTCGGTGATCAGCGCCGGGATTTCGATGAACTGCCAGTCGCCCGGGACCTTCCCGGACTTGATAAAGCCCGTCGGATCTTCCTCTGCGAGGCGCTGCATGATCACGATGATCGGCGTGTCCGGGTTGGCCTTCCGGCTCTTCACCGTGGACAAAAGCTTGCGGTTCGCCTTGTCCCGATTGGTCTTGCTGTATGCGTCTTCGACCTTCAGCGGATCGTCGATGATGATGGCGCCCTGCCACCCTTCGGCCATGTGGCCGGCTCGGAAGCCTGTAATCTGGCCGCCCAACGACACAGCGTAGACGCCGCCCGCCTTCTTGCCGTCGACGACGACGTTCCAGCGCTTTTTCGACTTCGCGTCATCTGCAATGGCCAGCGGCCAGAGCGCCTGGTACTCATCCGATCCAACGATCTCGCGGGCCGTCTCGCTGTTCAGCAGCGCCAGATCGTCCGAGTACGAGATGTGCAGGAAGCGCGCACGCGGATTCACCGCGAGACCGCGGGCGATCAGGTTGATCGCGACGAGCTCAGTCTTCGACGAGCCCGGCGGCACGTTGATCACGACGTTCTTGAGTTCGCCGTCGATCACGCGCTGCACCGTGTCGGCGATCAGCACGTGGTGCCAGTTGACGCGAAACTTGATGCCCTGCCGGTGCTTGAAAAAGTACCGGCTGAAGAACAGGTGATCGCGTTCGCACTTCGCTTTTATGACTGCCCGCTCGACGGCAGGGTCAATACTCGTCCTCGAGCTTTGCGACGGTGGCTGCGACCTCTCTTTCATCGACGACGGTTGTCCGTTGTTCCACGGGGCCGCCGTCGGCCCCCGTGTGCTCAAGCCGCTGCGGCGGCTCTTTCCAGCCTGCCCGGACCTTCATCCAGAAGATGGCGGCTGCCACGGCGCCCTTGCCGGTTCCGGTCGCGTGCTTGAACAGATTTTGCGCAACAAGCGAATTTGCCTTCGTCGCGCCGGTGTCCAGTTCCATACGGAAGTGTCGACGCAGTGACTTGGGGTCGAGCGACTTTGCGGTCTGTGGGTTGATGACTTGCAAGGCAATGTCCTCGTGCGGCACACCATAACCGGCAAGCGTTTCGACCAACTTGCGGTCCGCCGCCGTGGGCACGAAGGGTTTGCGTCCAGCCATCACTCGTCAGGTTCGGGAAATTCAACGTTCGTCATATCGACCGTGCCGCACGCGGCGACGGCCTTCTTCCAGTCGCCCTTTACGAACACGAGGACGTTCTGGTGGACCTTGCCCAGCTTGCGGCTCGATGCAAACTGTTTGCCTGCGCGGATTGGCGCGCTGCCCAGCGCCGTGAGCAGGATCGCTTCGTTGTAAAGCGTCAGCCCGGCGTCGAGGAAGGCGGCAATCGTGTCGGACACGAAATTGCGATAGGCGCCACTGCGCGCCCGGACATCGCCCACAACGAAGCAGGCGAAACGGTCAGGCTTCAGCAGCGCCGCCGCGCCCGTGACGACGTCCCGGTACACTGCAAGGAATTCGGGGTACTTCATCGTGGACAGGTCTTCCGGCCTGTCCGAGTAACGTTCGAGGTCAGCGTATGGCGGGCACGAGAAAAGGAAGTCGGCTTCGACGCCCTTAAGCGCCTGGCCGATCTTCCGGCTGTCGCCCACCGTCCACGCGGGCGCCGGATCGTCCGGCGCGATCAGGTGAAGCTGCTCGCGGTTGGCCGCGACCTGCTCGTCGCGCAGTTCCATGCCGACGTACTGACGCCCGAGGCGCGCCGCGACGATGCCGCGCACGCTGCCGCCGGCGAACGGATCCAGCACGATCCCACCTTCCGGGCAAAACCACCGGTAGGCCAGTTCGCACAGCACCGGGTCGAACACACTGGTTCGGTGCTGAGCCGTTGCGCCGCGTGCCGCCTTCTGTGCCTCGCTGGCATCGCCGTATGCTGGGGCGTCGCGGCCGACTTCGGACTGGATGCCCAGCGCCAGCCAAGCTTCCTTACGTTCCTGCCACGCCGCGGCGCGGGCGTCGAGCGTGCTGAACGGCGGCACCATGAATAGTTCGGCAAGCGCCCCATCCCCGCCGGGACCGGGTTCGCCGGGATCCGTGAATAGTTCGCGCAACTCAGCGTCGCTGAAGCCGATAACCGACAGGTCAAACCCGTCAGCCTTCAAATCCGCCAGTTCGGCCGCGAGCAGCCCTTCGTCCCAGCCGGCATTCAGCGCAAGCTGGTTGTCGGCGAGGATGTAGGCACGTCGCTGAGTGGCGTCGAGGTGCGACAGGTCGACCGTCGGCACCTCGAACGGCTTGGGGCACATGGCGATGCTCTCGCCCGCTTCCCACATCCCCGTCGCCGCTTCAATACGGCCATGCCCGGCGACAACCCCGCCGTCTGCGATCAGGACTGGATTGGTCCAGCCGAACTGTCGCAGCGACTCGCGGATCTGCTCGATCTGCGCCGCGCTATGAGTGCGCGCATTGTTCTCGTACGCGGCCAGTTCATCGGTCGATCTGTAGACGATCGCGAGTTGGCCGGGCTTTTTCATAGGCGGGAAAAATGAGGGGCTACTGAATTGGGTACTTCCACGCGCCCCCGCCGCTCTTCACTCACAGGAGGTATGGAGTGGCGACACGTGACGCGTTGCCGGGGTTGTTTCGGAAAGGATCGGGCACTGGCCGGCTGGCCCGGGCAGCGGTGTAGTGGCCTATGCCCTGACGGACGAAGCGGCCGACGATGAATCGCTGCGCGGAATGCAAAAAGCCCGCGTTGAGCGGGCTTTGGGTGTACTCGCGGTGAGTATGGGCGAATCTTAGGTGCTTTGTCGCAAAACTGCAAGCGCTTTTTCGTTCGAAGTCCTTACGCTGCAACGGACTGCGCGAAGTCGCACGTGGGACGGTTTGCGGCGGGCACCACCCCGTGCAGAACGAAACCCGATTCGAGTCGCGCGACCGCCAGATTTTCGAGTTCGGTAAAGCGCCGCGCCATCCACTTCGCGGCACGGAAAGCCTTGTCCTTGGTCACCTTGTGCCGCTCGGCCAGATCCCGAATTGACGCCCCTTCACGTTTGGTACGCGGCAGGTAGTTCCACACGACCAAGTCCTCCAGCAGCCCAACCGCCGTGATGCCGCTCGACTTCCGCGACCAGACGGCCAACGCCTTGATACCCCTCACCTTCTCGTCACCATGCGCGAAGCGCGCGAGCACCGCCGCGTATTCAGGCGACGGCAAGCGCGTGCGCGCTGCATCTGTGATCATGGCGCACTGAGCGCGATATTCCTCAAGCGTCAGGCGTTCGGGATCAAAGTCCCCCTGCGGGCCACGCAGCTCGTTCAGCCACGCTTCCTGCGCTCTCGTCGGCCGGTCGAGGTCCTCGAGGATCCGAATCAGCATGTTCCGGAAGGGCGCCTTTTGGCGCGGCGGTAGCGACAGAACGAGGTACGCCACGTGTAGCGCCTGTCGCGTGTCTTTAAATGCTTCGTTCATTGGCCTGTTCCCCCGTCAAAAGTGCCAATCCATCACGCCGCTTCCAGCGGCAACTGCTCGACCTGCACCCGCACACCGGGCGTCAGGCTGTAGCGCTTGCTGATGCGGTATTCCACCGCCTGGGCGTCGTCGTTCCAGACGATGCCGTTCATTCCGTCCTTGACCGCCTTGAGCACGTTGTCAGCGTCGGGCTTCTTCGTGGCCGCCACCTTCCCGGCCACGGCCGCCGCCTGCTTCTTCTTCGACCAGCTCGCCGGGATCGTGAGTCCGATGTCGAGCCACAGTTCGACCGGGCCGTCGATCGGCGCGGCACCCGCCATTGCCTCGCCGGCGGCCAGCTTCACGAGCGTCTCGTAGTTCACCGTCTTCTCGGGCGTGTACGTGCGCACGAAGCCGCCCTGCCGCGCGAACTTGGGGCGCCCCTTCGCCACCGGCTGGCCGGGCACGGAGAAAACAACCCGGCGCAGAAGCCGGGTGTCGTCGAACAACAGGCGGTTTTCGGTCATGCTTTCCTCGCTGCCCATCGGGCCTTCACTTCGTTCTCAATCTCGACGGCGGCCGCCGCGCCCAGTTGCTCGCGCCACCTGGCCAGCGTCTCGCGGCGCATTTCGACCTTCGGCAGCGCCAACAGGTGCCGGACGCGACAGCACGGCTTCGTGAAGTCGAGGCGTCCGGCATTGGCGAGGCACAGCGTGCACAGGTCCATCGTCAGCCTCGCGGCGAGCGCTGCGCGCCCTTCTCTGCCCCTCGCGCGTACGCGAGGACGGAATCGGGGAGCAACTTCGCCACGGCGTCGGGGCGATCTGCAACCGGGAGCAACGCCTCGCGCGTACGCGAGAGCGAGCGTTCCGAGCGCCCCTTGCATCCCGCCAGAATCGTGGCGAGGTGCGCACGGCCTGTCGCCTTGTCCGTCACGGCTTTGCCGGGCGCAGGCAGCGCGGCCATCGCGGGCGGAACGGGCGGCACGTTGCCTTCTCGCCGCACAGCCTCAAGCGCTGCGCCAAACCGCTTCACGAGCAGCTCGCGGCCGAGGTTGAGCATCGTGTGTGCACCGACGCGCTGGGCCGCCCAGTACACGACCGGGTCCGACCAGACATCGTCCCCGCCATAGCGTCGGCGGTTAAGCTGTGTCACAGCCTCGTCGAGTAGCGCATCCACATCGGCCGGCGGGCAGATCTTGGCGATGATGTCCGCCGGTCGAGGGTTAAAACTGCCTCGCACGGGATCCTTGAGGTGCGCAAAGAACGCGACACGTACGGCGCTCAGCGGATACGGCTCAAGCGCCTTGAAAAATACGGCCTTGGCACTTGCGGACATGGGCTTTGAGCCGTACGAGCAAACCGTGTCGAGCACGGCGACGAACTCGTCGAAATCTGCCTCAACCATTGATCACCTCTCGCTCAGGCTTGCGCCCGAAAAGCATTTCCTTCGCTGCGGCGTTATCTGCCTCGATCTGTTGTTCTCGACCCTCGTGGCCTTTGGGCGAGGCACGCGGTGCGCTCGAGCTGGCCAGCACGCGGTCGACGTATGCCGGCAGGTAAGCGATCGGTTCGGTCGCCTCGGCGTATGCGCGCTCGATGGCGTGGCGCATCCGACCGAGCGTGATATCGGCATTCACCCATGCTGTCGCCAACGGGACGAACTTCCGCCGATCGTGCTGGCTGCTCACAGAGACCTCGATGCCGTACTCGGCGCCGAAGAACGTCGCCCATTCGGCCGCGTTGGCTGGCACGTACGCATCCGGAAGGCTGCGGATTGCATCGTCGCCGCTTACGGCGATTGAAGTACCACTACCTTTTGATACTCCACTCCCTTCCACTCCACTCCCCTCCGGGGGTGAACGGTCGTCGAACACTCCCCGTTCATTCGACGACTGTTCGCCGAACATTCCCCGATCATTCGTCGAACGTTCGCTGTCAAATCCGTGATCGTTCGGCGAATCTTTCGATTTCATGCGGGTTTGACGGCGTTTCGGCGCACCAGAAGGAACTGTGCCGTCCGGCAGTGGGTGCTTGAACGTCGGTTGGTCAATCTTCTGGTGATGCCAGCCCGTGACGATCCAGAATCGCTGTCCGGCGACTTCATACTCGTCGAGCAAGCCGACGCGAAGCAGTTCGTCGACCATTCGGCGAACATCCGCCGAAGTCAGATCATCCGCCGGGAATACCTCGGCCTTCAGGCGCTTCTCGTTGGCCGAGTGAATTCCCGCGTCGTCGCAGAAGTTCCACATCCCGATGAACAGGATGCGTGCGTCGCGAGACACGTCCATCACCTGCTCGGACGTCCAAAATTCAGGTTTTACTGAGCGAATTCTTGCCATTTTTCCCCCGCCTACGCGGTGCCATACAGCGCCGCAACCAGTGGATCACGACGAACAAGCCGCCCTGTCTTGATCGCATAGCGTGCGCGGGCACGCGCGTTGCGCGCGGCTGTGTACGCAGGATCCTTACTGGCCCGCTGCTTGTAGCGCCGGTCCACCACTTCGGGCGGTATCGGATCTGGTTTGAGTGCGTCAACGCCGGCACCGAGCGCGTAGCGGGCAGCCCATACGCCGGCAGGGGCGTAGCGCGCCCATCCGGCGATGTGAAGCTCGCCGGCGGTGTAGCGTGCGCGCAGCTGAATGAGGACTTGGCGACGCGAGAAGCCCGTCACCATGGCCAGAAACTTGGAATCGGCCATCGGCACCTTACGCAACTCGCGCTGGATCGCTTCCCACGCGACCGACCGATTCGGGCGAGGCATGTTGATCCGGTCGGGCAACCCGAGTCCATAACGGGCGCGCTTCTGCACGGCGACTGGTGTACGGTCGGCAGAACGCGCCGCAATCTGCTTGATAGACATGTGCGTTGCCCAGAGCTGCACGAGCAAGGCGTCCTCTTCAGCGCACCACGCTTTTCGAGATGCCATGTCAGTCCCCCAACGAGTGCTTCAGCATCACGCGCATCGCCTCGTACTGGGCACGCGGAATGGTGATCGTGTCACCCGCCGCAGCCGGGCCCTCACAGTCTTCCGGGATCAGCGAAAGATCGAGCCCGAGGAATGCGAGGAGTTCACAGAACTTGCCGAGTTGCAGACCATGGCCACGGTTGTTGTGGAAACGGCTGAAGTTCGACCGCTCGACGTTGATCGCATCGGCCACGGTTTTCTGCAGGTGCTGCGCAATCAGGCGCCTTACCACAAATTCATTTCGGTCTGCAACATTCATCGCATGCTCCCAGTTGCGATTCGCGATCGATACGATGGCTTTCAAGAAAACGAACGAGGCGGCGCCGCAGCGCCGAACTGAAATGGCGAGAAACTCCACCTGCCGTAGAATCCTTGGCTCCTACACCGTTGACGCCACAGCAAGGGAGTCCCTCTTGAGCTTTGATCTTGCGAACACCGTGACAGCCGTCGCAACTGCCGTCACCGGGATTTACGCGGCCATGCAGTACCACTTCATGCGAAAGCAGGCCGAGCCACACCTGAGTGGTTTCCTTGAATCGAGAGAAGATGGCTTGCTGCTTCTGGAATTGCACGTCTTCCCGAGCACGCTTCCGCTCAAGATTCACCGCCTGACAGTCGACGGGTGCAAACTCAGCGAAGCAATGCAGCCGATCAATACACGAGGACGTCTTTCCTTCGAACCTGCTCATAGTCCGGAATCCAAGTCGCTGCCGCTCGACGTTCGCGTCCCTCCCGAACGGGTATCTGGCGAGTCAGTCACGGTGCGGGCATTCGCTGCTCCCCTGAGTTCACGCAACTCATTTCTCATCTCGGTCCATACGCGATTCATGTGCCTGCCAGTCAAGTACAGCATCGAGCTCAAGGCAAGAAGCGCCAGGGCGTAAAGCGCAATAGGGACTTGGATGCACATCATCGACGCCCCCGGAACTGTTTCGGATCGTAGTAAGGACTGGGCGGCCGGCGGTCAGCGCGATGCAGCCGCCATGCGCTGAACAGCGCGACGACGGTGCCGAGCAGGCCGATGCGGCGACGGATCGGGATGATCTTTCTCATGCCGGATTCGGTTCGCACGCTTTAGCGGCGGCGGCAAGCAAATCCGGCTTGGCGTGTTGAAGCGTCTGAAGGCGCGCCTTCGGAATTCCGGTTTTCTTCCATTCGGACACCGATGGGGGTTCGATATCGAAGAATTCGGCCGTTTTCGTTGTTCCGCCGAAGAGTTCGATGACAGCAACTGCGTAGGCATCCATCACTGGCTCCGATGACAATTTCCCGGAAGTTTAGGATTTCCTTACTTTTCAGTCAAGGAATTCCGAAGTCTCATTCTGTTAGGCTTACCTAATGTCTACACTCGCTGAACGTCTTACCGAATGTTTCGAGGATTCCGGGGCCAAGCCGGCGGAACTCGCACGCGCGTGCGGAATTAAGCAACCGTCTATCAACGACTGGATGTCCGGTCGCACGAAGAACATCAGTGGTGAAAACTTACTGCTGGCCGCTCAGTTTTTTAAGGTGAATCCTTGGTGGCTCGCTACAGGTAAGGGCCACAAAACCCTCGATGGCGGGACATCAGGCATCGGGAACGTTATGCCTGCGTCCATAGGGCAGCGCCGTATCCCGCTTATCAGTAGTGTCCAGGCCGGGAGGATGACTGAAGCGCTCGAGCCGTTTCCTCCGGGTGCGGCGTTCGAATACCTCCTGACTGACCTCGATCTGTCGGATCACGCATTCGCGCTGGAAATCGAGGGCCAGTCGATGGAACCCGATTTCAAGGAGGGGGACCGCATCATTGTCGACCCGGCACTGCAGCCGCAGCCCGGCGACTTCGTGGTCGCGAAAAACGGCCGAGAAGAAGCGACCTTCAAAAAGTACCGGCCCCGCGGTATCGGCCAGGGCGGCCGAGAAGTGTTCGAGCTCGTGCCGTTAAACGACGACTACCCGACCATCAACAGCGAGCACGAGCCGGCTCGGATCATCGGCGTGATGGTCGAGCACCGCCGATATCGCCGGCGATAGGCGCTGACATGACCACGAACGCCAACACCTTCCCCGCGGCGACCCAGGCATGCGAGGGCCTCGCCCAGCGCATTACAGCTATTCTGGGCGACGGTGGAATCACGCAGGATGCGCTCGAGGCGGCGGCTGGCGTAGCACCGGGCACCGCGGCAAAATGGCTTTGCGGCGAGCTGCTCGATATTGGCCACGACCAGGCCGCACGCCTTCAAGAAGCGTACGGCTTCAATATGTTTTGGCTGATCACCGGCAGGGGAAATCAGCGCATTCCTTCGCTCATTGGGCCGGGGCAAAAGCCGGCCCCGAAGTACCTCAATTCTTACCCCCCGGAGAGCTTCACAGCCAGGCTGCACTACGCGATGGGCCTGCGCGGCGTCCGGCAGAAGTCGGATATCGCCGAAGCCAGCGGAATCAGCACAGCAGCCGTTTCCCTATGGTTCAACGGCTCTGCGGACGCGGTCGACGACGAGAAGGTGGTCGCGCTGGCGAAGTTTCTGCGGGTTGAACCCGAGTGGCTGCGTGACGGGACTGGCCCCATGGATGGCCCGGTGAATGTGCGCCCCGCAGAAGTGGGCAAGCGACGCATACCGTTGATCAGCAGCGTGCAGGCAGGACTGATGCATGAGACCGTGATGCCCTTCCCTGCCGGCAACGCGTTCGAGTATCTACTGACAGATCTGGACCTGTCCGAAAGCGCTTTCGCGCTCGAGATCGAGGGGCGTTCGATGGAAACCGATTTTCGAGAAGGCGACCGGATTCTCGTTGATCCCGCAATCCGGCCCATTCCCGGGGACTTCGTTGTGGCCACCAACGGGCGCGACGAAGCGACGTTCAAGACCTACCGACCACGTGGTGTAAACTCCAGCGGCATCGAGATATTCGAACTGGTGCCGCTGAACCCAGACTACCCGACGATCAGCAACGAAGGCGAGCCGTTGCGCGTGGTCGGGGTCATGGTCGAGCACAGGCGATACCGGAGACGGTGATAGCGGTCTGGGCGGCATGCAATCTTGAAAATTATATGTTATAAGCTATAATGACAAGAGTAAGGCTCCACAGGGAGGCCAACGAGGACATCCAGAAAATCAAGTTGACATCGCAGAAAGATGCTGCGATGGCGCTTCTGATCGTCCGCGGGTTGATTGATGACCCTTCACCTCTCGAGCATTTGACCACACCGGACACGATCTGGCCCGGATTAGGGTTTGACTATGAAGTCACTCAATTCCAGTTCTTCCACAAACGCGGTCACGACGTATGGCGCATAAAGGCATATGACGCTCCTGGCCACACATTTCCTTACAGGCTTATCTACTTCTACGATATCGAAGCAAAAGACTTCTACATTGTGGCGGTAGTACATCGGAGCCTAGATTATGAAAATGACCCCGACACGTGCAAACGTATTCGTGAGCTTTATAAGCGACTCGGGCTCAAAGTTCACTGAATTCGCTCCGTCAGCGACCAGTGAACCCTTTGCTCTAGAGTTCAAACAAACGAAGTTCATTAACACGCTTCCAGACGACGAGTTCGTTGATATTGATGCGGAAATCGCCGCATTCGCGAACGAACCAGGTGGCCGAGAAGCGTTGGCGGCGGCGGCCTCAGACTACGAGGAAGTCAAGCGCCTAGAAAATTTATCCTTGCGCGAATTTCGTCTCGACCGTGGAATCTCGCAGACGCAGTTGGCGGCCCTCGCATGCATGAAGCAACCCTCCATTGCGAGAATTGAATCTGGCCGCGGAGATCCTAGGCTTAGTACATTCGTTCGCCTTTCTAGTGTTCTCGATGTTCCGCTATTGGATGTGGTTGGCGCATTCGTGCAGGTTTGCAAGCAGGAGAACAAATGAGTGGCCGTCACATTGAAGCAATATTTTGCGATGACATTCGCAACGAAATCGGGAATAAGATGTCATTCATGGGCGTCTACTTAAATGACATGCATGTCTCTGATTTCCCCATTACTATCCCAAAGCTTTGCATTTTTGCATCCGTTCACACAGCGATAGAAAAGCCATTTAAGGAGCTTGAACTCGTAGTGCGAAAAGATGGAGAAACTATTAGTTCGATTAAGTTTGAACCAGAGTCTCTCGTCCTAAATGCGACAAGTCGTGAGGGATTCGCCCCTCCTACGCGCGCGCACGCCGGCGCAGCTCTCATATTCTCGCCATTCCAGTTCGACGGCCCCTGCCGTTTAGACGTTGTGGCGATTACAGAAGAAGGCGAACTAACTGGGCCCAAACTGTACGTTACTAAGGCCCTCGCCCCAGCGACTTGACTCGTACGCCCACATCTATCAAAAGCCCGCCTCGGCGGGTTTTTTCTTGCCCGACTCCCACAAGCCCGCCCTGAGCGGGCTTTTTTGCGTCCGTCTGCCGGCAGCCCAGACCCATTCCCCAGAGTCAACTTAGGAAATCCGAAAATAAATTAGGAAATCCTATTGACCAAAACTTAAGGATTTCCTAATATTCACTCCAACGCAGCACACAACCCACCCCAATCCGCTGACTGACGAGTCATGACGCGGGGTCGCCGGGCCGGGAACCGGTAGCTGCGTCAGCCGCGCGAAAGCGCATTCGGAAGTGAACGCACGAAGGGGCCAGCGCGATGAACGTCAGCTACGTCGAGAGCATCGAGGAACAGCGGTATCAGACCTCGCTCGACGTGGCCGACGATCTGGCTGCCTACGCGGAAGAGCACGGCCTGACGATCGGGGAAGCGCGCGACGAGCTGCGCGACCCCGACTCGATCAGCGGTGATCTGCGCCGCCTGCTCGTGCGCCGTGCTACGGGGGAATGAGATGAGTGGCAAACACACGCCGGGTCCGTGGACGATCTGGACGAGCAATTCGTATCGCCGAATCGTCAGCGATACGACCCGCCGCGAAGTTCTGTGCGGCACCGTGCAGCGCAGTGATGGCTGCCCCGATCTCCATTTCCCGAACGGTGGGCATGAAGGGCCAGACGCCCGTCTGATCGCGGCCGCGCCGGAATTGCTGGCCGTTGCCGAAATGGCGCTCTCCTACATTGAGGCGGTGTGCTTCAACACGCCGAACGAGAAGAAGCGTAGGAACTACGCCGACGCCGCTTCGCAGATCCGCGCCGCCCTCTCCAAAGCACGAGGTGCCGCATGATCCGCCTCGCCCTCGACTTCAGCCAGTTCTGTGGCCGCGTCCTCATCGTCCTGGTCGTCCTTGCCCTGCTCATCGGCGGCGCGAAGTACTGCGTCGACGCCGAAGCCAGCGAAATGCCGGTCTACGGGAGGTCCGCATGAACGATCCCCTCTTCCACGAATTCGTCGAGCGCATGCGCGCTCGGGGCTGGCGGCTGTCGTGCCGCTGGTCCGGCAACGATCTGATTTTCGTCCGCATCCACTGAGAGAACCGCCATGCAAAGCATCTACACCGTTCGCGCCTCGAGCTGGGGCGCCCTCTTCGACTGCTCGTACCGATGGGAAGGAATTCACCTGCTCAAGCTGCGCAATGTCGTCGGCCTGCGCGCGGCACTGGGCACCGCCATCCACGCGGGCACTGCCGTGTTCGATCAGGGCCGCCTGGATGGCGCTGGGCTCACCGCTGACGACGCCGCCGGCGCGCTCATCGACAAGCTGCGCGATCCGGAAAACGAGTTTGATCCGTCGCAGGACGATCTGACGATGTCCGAAGCCGAGCGCATCGGCATCACGCTGCTGACGAAGTACTGCCGCGAGGTGTCGCCGCAATTCGAGTTTGTGGCCGTGGAAATGGAAACGAAGCCGCTCGACATTGATTGCGGCAATGGCGTCATCGTTCGCCTGACCGGAACCATGGACCGGGCACGCGTACGCCGTACTGCCGAAGGCGTAGGCATCGCCGACCTGAAGAGTGGTTCGGCAGCCGTGCAGAAAGGCGCGGCCGTGACGAAGGGCCACGGCCCGCAGGTGGGCACGTACGAGCTTCTCTACGAGCACTCCACGGGCAATGTGATCGGCGACGACGCCGAAATCATCGGCCTCAAGACGAAGGGCACGCTCGAAATCGCCACCGGCACGATCAAGAACGCCAAGCGCGCCATGCTCGGCACCGAATCGACGCCTGGCCTGATCGAGTTCGCGGCCGACATGTTCAAGACCGGCCGCTTCTATCCCAACCCGAAATCGCTGCTGTGCTCGGAGAAGTACTGCCCGCGCTACGCCGCCTGCCAATTCCACGACTGAGACACGACCATGAACGCACCAACCACGCTGGACAATCTCCGCTCGCCCGCGCCGCGCGAAGCCAACCTTCCCGCCGTCACACCTGGCTTCAGCAGCCTGCAATCCTTCGAGCTCATGCAGCGCGCCGCCAAGCTGCTTTCCAGTTCTACGCTCGTTCCCGTCGCCTACCGCGCGTGGGACGAGAAAAAGGGCGAGAACCAGAACGCGCTCGCCAATTGCGTCGTGGCGCTGAACATGTCGCAGCGCATGGGCGCCGACCCGCTCATGGTGATGCAGAACCTGTACATCGTCGAAGGCCGGCCTTCGTGGTCATCGCAGTGGATCATCGCGGCTATCAATGGCTGCGGCCGATTCTCGCCGCTTCGCTTCGACCTGAAAGACCTCGGCCCGAAGGAAGTCGAGTATGAGGTGACGAAGTGGGTGGACCGTCAGCGCGTGACCTCGAAGCATAAGACCACCGTACAGAACCTCGAGTGCGTCGCCTGGGCGGTGGAGAAGGAAACCGGCACGCGCATCGACAGCCCCAAGGTTTCCGTCGAAATGGCGGTCAAGGAAGGCTGGTACGGCAAGAGCGGCAGCAAGTGGCAGACCATGCCCGAAGTGATGCTGCGCTACCGCACCGCCAGTTTCTTCGGGAAGCTCTATGCCCCCGAGCTGCTGATGGGCCTGCAAACCGTCGAGGAAGCCCAAGACATCATCGACCTCAATCCCGATGGATCGTATGTCGTGCAGTCCACCACGATGAGCGAGATGCGCGCCAACGTTGCACAGCCGGCCACGCGCGACGAGCCTGCCGACGCCGTCGGCGACCAGGCGCCCCAGCCTGGGGCCGCCGCAGACGATGGCCAGCAGCCCGGTCTCGACATCGATGACCGCGATGATGCCGATCGCGATGGCGACGCCCCGACGTTCAAGGACATCAACCGCGAGCTGCTCACCGCGTCGACCGTCGAGGAATTGGACCTCGCCCGCAGCATGATTTCGGGCCTCACCGACGAAGCGCAAAAAGCCACGCTGAATCAGGTCGCCGCCCGCCGGGTGCGCGAACTGATGAAGGCTGACGACGAGCCGCCCGCCGCCGCACAGACGACCACGCGCCGCACGCGCGCCCCTCTCAACGCGGACTGAATACCTCGCCCCGGTACGGCCCGCGTAGACGGCTAGCGCGGGAGGAAGAGCGTCGCCGCGCTGCCGGTTTCACGCTGGCGCGGCGGGCAGATTACCCACAGGAGAACGCATCACCATGAGCCACTCGCCCGAAATGAAAGACACCATGAACATGACCGCCACCACGCTCGGTAAGGATCTGCTCGGCGCGCTGGTGCAGGAAATCAAGCTTCTGCCCGACGTATGGGTGAAGCTTTCGCAGAAGAAGCAAGACGACATTCTTGACCGACTTCGCAATCGCGTCGATGCGTCGGTCAAGATGGCTGTACACCTCATCGCCAGCCAGGGCCGCGTGGTGGTAGTCGGCGATCTGGATCAAATCACGATCAAGGATGGCGCGAAGGCCGTGGTGAAGATCGGTAAGTCGGCCACCGCGCTGCACGAATTGGCCGAGGCCCAAGGTCAGGCGGTGCTGCTCGTTCTGTCCGGCGGACACGAGTCGTACACCTCGGGCATGGACGAAGTTACCGGCGAGTCCGATCAACGCGCGTTCGACCTCGGCAAGGAATACACCGACCAGGACGGCGACGGCATGCCCGACGATATCGTCGATGCCGAGGTGAAGACCATCGAGCACCAGCCGCTGAAAGAAGAACTCGACGCCGCGTTCGACGAAGGCTATACCGCCGCGTCCGAAGGCAAACCTGAAAGCGATTGCCCGGTCGTGGCCGGCCCTCTTTGCATCGAATGGGTGAAGGGTTGGAAGGCATGGCACGACGAGCAGGCAATCGCAGCAGATCCGCTGTATGACCAAGCGGTGAAGCATGTGATCGAGACGCAGCAAGCATCTATTTCGAGCCTGCAGCGCCATCTGCGCATCGGGTACAACCGTGCGAACCACATCATTGAGCGCATGGAAGCCGAGGGCATCGTCAGCGCACCGGACGAGACTGGCACGCGCACCGTGCTGCGCACGACCGAGGAACAGGAGGGATAAGGCGATGCGGCTCACCCACATCCACGCCACCAACTTCCTCGGCATCCGCTCGGCCGACGTCGAGCTGCGCACGCCGGTCGCCCTCTTCTGCGGGCCGAACGGTGCTGGGAAGTCGAGCATTCAGGACGCCGTACGCCTGGCCCTCGCTGGCGAGAGCGTGCGCGTGGCGCTCAAGAAGGAATACGGGCGCCTGGTACACGACGGCGCAGAGTCGGGATCCATCGTCGTCGTGGCCGACAACGGGCGCGCGAATAACGTCGCGCTGCCCGGCGGGAAGATCACGCAGACGATCCCGGCCGATCCGCGCACGCCGTTCGTGCTCGACGCACAGCGCTTCGCCAGCCTTGATTCGAAGGCCCGCCGCACGTTCTTATTCGACCTGATGGGCGTGACCGTGGGCACCGATGACGTGCGCAAGCGCCTCGCTGCCCGCGGCATCACCGGCGACAAGGTCGATGCCGTGCTGCCACTGGTGCGCGCCGGCTTCGACGCCGCGGCGACCGAGGCGCAGTCGAAAGCCACCGCCGCAAAGGGCGCGTGGCGCGCCGTCACCGGCGAGACCTACGGCAGCTCGAAGGCCAGCGGTTGGACGGCAAAGGCACCGGAAGGGGCCGAGCATGCCGCCGATCTCGCCGCCGCGCTGGTCGAGGGCCGCGAGACGATCGAGAACTTCGACCGCGAGTGCGCCGACCTTCAGCAGCAGCTCGGCGCCATCGACGCGGCAGACCGCCAGCGGCAACAACGTGACGCGCGCGCCGCCGCACTGCGCGAGGCTGCCGCCAAGCTGCCGAAGGCGGAACAGTCGCTCGAGCGCGCGCGCGCCGAACTGGCCGAATTCCTGCCGAAGGTCGAAGCGCTGCGCGCCGCCGCCGGCGGAAAGGTCGACGGTATGCCTTGCACCTGTCCGGAGTGCGGCGCCCTGCTGCGCTACCTCGCCGGGAAGCTCGCGGCGGACGCACCCGTCGAGCGAAACGAGGATGCAGTCGCAAGCCTGCCCGAGTACGAAAAGAGCCTGGCCGTGTTGCAGAACGCCATGAAGAGCCGCGAGGCCGAATTCGACCGCGCGCGCGACGCCGCCGCGCAGTTGGAACTGGTGATGAAAGAGTCCGCCGAGGCAGCGTCGGACGATGCCCCGGCCCGGGCCGACATTGAGCAGGCGCTGACCGAGGCCAAAGCGAGCGCCACCAAGGCGCGCGAGATTGTCGCGGGCATCGAAGCGACGCAGCGCGCGATCGCCGACGCCGGCGAGAAAACGAAGCGCGCCGCGCAGCATCACACAGACGTTGCAGCCTGGGAAGCACTCGCCGACGCGTTGAGTCCGGTCGGCATCCCCGCTGATCTGCTCGCCGAAGCCCTCGGGCCGATCAATGCCCGCGCGGCAGAACAATCCGACGCCGCGGGCTGGGCACGCGTAGCGATCGCGGCTGATATGTCGATCACCGCGGCCGGTCGCGATTACGCCCTGCTGTCTGAATCTGAGAAGTGGCGTGCAGACGCCTTGATCGCCGAGGCCATCGCCCACCTGTCCGGCGTGCGCGTGCTGATGCTCGACCGCGCCGACGTGCTGGTCGGCGCCGAACGCGACAACCTGCTGTATTGGCTCGACGACCTGGCGCACGCCGGCGACCTCGATACCGCTCTCGTGTTCATGAGCATGAAGGCCGCGCCCGGCGCCATGCCGGGATCCATCACCACTTTCTGGATCGCCGACCACTGCGTCGGTGGATCGAAGGCGGCAGCATGACGCGAACTTTCGAACAATGGGCCGAATCGGAAGGGCTCGATATGTCGGTCGACTGGAAAGGCGAACTCGCTTCGCCGGTGACTGCTGGGGCGCTGCGCGGATGGGAAGCCGCACAGAGCGCAGGGCAAGAGGCGGTGGCGTGGCCGATCATGAAGGGCGTC